GAACTCCAATGACGGGTCATAGAGCCTTATAGGACTTAATGGTAGCTGTATGATTTGGTTCATGTTCTGTTCGGATTACGTTTTATTAATGTCCAATTTCCTACCCTGTTGAACGGTTCACTTGAAACCTCCAAGATATACCCTGAGTAAGTTACGCCTAAATATTCAAATGAAACATATCCATGTGGATCAGAAAACAGTTGAAGGATAATTTCCATTGTCAACTCAGCATTGAAATTGTATATCTCAGGATAATATAAAGGCTCTTCTAAGTCTGAATAGGAAATATCAGCAACCTCATTCACTTCAGGATCGCCCGATTTTGTAGTTTTTAGATTTAATTCGAACTGCGACTGCATGAACTGCACATCCGAATTAGAGATAAAGGCAGGTATGCTTAATAGGTTAGCATTTCTTAACAGGTTTCTTTTGGGAGTAATATCAAGATTCAATCTTGTCGATGGTGCATATACTCCTGTAATACCCGTTACTGGCACAAACGTGTCATAACCTTGCGCTGTGTAAATAGAAACAGATGGTCTACGGCCTTGTATGATAAAGTTATCATTATCATAACGGGTATCATCTCCGGCTGTCGTGGCATAATCTGCTTTCCTGGATAACTCTATACCGTAATCATCTCCCCGGTATGGTGAGCGTAGATCCAAAGTGTTCTTGATAATCTTACCATCATTGGCAAAGGTGACCGGCACATTAGGAACAGTCTGCCCGTTAGTCTCTTCATAATCTACCTTTGGATACCCTGCTAACACCTCGTTAAAGTAATGATCTACTGCCACACTTTTCTCCAAGTCCTGCACCTCTCCAAGTGTGATAATATTACTGACTTTATAAAAGTCCTCTTTTGCTGCAATGACAAATTCGCCTGCAGAAGCATCGTACCAAAGGCCAAGATTGAACAACACATCTAAAGTTTTAAAGTAATCTGCAAAGGTGGTTTTTAGTGGCTGATCATCGAAAGGAAACCCGCGTAACATAAGCCCGGAGGCCACACCCTCTAAAGAGTAGTCACCATCTGAACCGTATGTTCTGGGTTCTGAATCTGTCCGACCAAGTAAAGGAGCGTTCAAAGGATTCGCCACACCTGTCATTATCTCAAGTAACTTTGCACCCAGTTCATGAACCATCGGCATATTGACCTGAGTAACACCCTTACCTGTTTGTATGGTAAATACCTCAACATGGATAGGAGCGATAACAAAATCAGGGGTTATAGTGTCGCCGCCCGTAGCTGTTCCGAACCATCTGTGATACATCTCAATAGTTTCCCCATCAGCTAAAGTTTCCTCTATGTATCCTGAATCGTAGGTTTCGCTTATACCTCTAAAGTCCCCAGATGAGCCGGAGGCGGATGCGTTGATAGGATTAGTCGCCCCGTTCTTCCCAGTCCATGCCTGAGCGCCCCATGCCCATGCGTTAGAGGCTACGACCGTAACATCGCCAATAATAGAAGTCTTAACCCTAAACCGAACCTTCTGCGAGGCTCCTGTATTATTCGCGTACAGCACCCCTGAAGCTGTGATAAGTGAAACGGCAGGCAAAACAGCATCCTCGCCTATTGTATTGAAGTCATAATCATCGGCGGTGATTCCATTGTACTGATTAAACGGTGAGTTCTCAGCAGATGATACATCGATTGAATTGGTCGCATCGATCCATTGGGCTTTTTCTTCTATGTCCACACCCTCAACAAACATACCCTCTAAATATGTGTAAGAGCTTAAAGCGTCCCCATCCATGTCAGTGGATTTGTTCAGGGCTATTTCCATTTCATCCCGTGCAGCAAAAGAAGCCAATACGGATGAATCAATTATTTTAACTGAGGTGGTATCACGTAAAGAGGACCATTCAGATAGGCCGATCACCCCTTCTAATAAAGTAGCATAAGCCTTTGTTTGCTTATTCAAGTACTGAATCTCGCACCCTATCTCTGTGTCTATTCCATAGGTCTCATAGATATTATCTATATATGCCTTTCCATCGAAAGGAAAGTCACTATCTACGATCTGATTACGGAGTATAGAATGATACCTTCCTGATCGCTTGAACAGAATGTTAAATTTATCCCAGTTCAAAGGGTTGTATTCGACCGTTAGATTGCTCGAACTATGGGTTAATATGTACTTATAGTTTTTCACTTAAAGTATTTATCAATTCGTTTCACTGTCGTATTTCCCTTGTGTATCAATGTACGGATACCGGCCGGGGTTAATGATGAGCTTGTCACGGGCTTATTTTTAATTGCCTGATACAATCGCTCATTCGATCTGTCCATCTTCTGCATCACGGCTAATATGATTCTATCATCTTTACTTGGACCCACTCCATTGGCTATCGCGGTGTATCTTAATAGTTCTTTGGTCACATCGGAAGGGAAAATCTTAGTTCCTTTATCTATATCCATCAATGTAGCACTATCAGGCGTTAATCCAATCTTACCATCCGGACCTACTAATAGCTCTGATCCTTCCTCACCTGCAACAACAAGGCCCCCGGGTGCTGAATCGGTTCCTTTGAAAAAGGCCGGGATTGGTTCCGCAATAACGGCAGCAGCCTGAGCTACACCAAGACCAATGATCCACGGAACTAATGGGGCTGTAAGCGGATTAGATGCATATTTCATAACACCCTCGGCGGTGGTTATTGCAATATTAAACAATGACTGTGCTTTCTCAACAATAGCAGCTTTACGTTGGATCTTTGCTTTCTCTTTTGCGGCTTTCTCTTCAGATATTACTCCATTAGCTAGTTGCTTATCAATAGCAATCTCTTTACGCTCAAGTAAGCCAGATAGAATATCGAACCCCGCATTTGCAATATCTACCTGAATATCATTCTTTGATTGTTCGGCACGTTCGCGTAGAAAATCATAGTACTCTTGGTATGCCTTGCGCTTCTCACCAAGAACATCCATCTCAGCATCGAACTCATCCCCAACAATCGCCTCAAGTTCCGCGAATGCTCCCGCCGTGGCACTCACAACATCTTCACGGGCTTTGATTTCCATGTCAATGAATTTCTGATCTTCTTCAGCTAAGGCGTCAACACTCTCTTCTTTTATTCTTAGGATTTCATCCGCTTCAGCTTGTGCGATTCTTGCCGCTTCCTTGGATTTATTCTCTTTTAATAGAGCTTTCTTTTCTTCCTCTTTTGCCAGACGTTCATTTTTTATACGCTCATACTCTACCTCGTCGTTAGCATCGGCGAATCTCCTCCTTAAATATTCATCAGCTAAAGCCACGGCCTCCTTTGCGTTTACGCTTCTTATTGATTGGAAGAGGCTAACAATATGTTCAAACATATCAACAGACCCTACTTTTACCAGATCCATCTGGTCGAGCGAATCTGTAACAAAAGAGAACCTTTCGCCTTGTTTATTTGTCAATGCTTCCAGTAAATCAAATGATTGAGTTAGCTGTTCATCGGTTTGTTTGTGGAATTTAGTAAATGCTAATCCAAGATTATTGATCTGTAAGGTAGCGTTTGTGGCAAACTGAACTAGCTTCCGTAAGAATCCACCGTCCCGGCTCAAGGCGGTTCCCTCAAGTGCTGAGTTCAGTAAATCAACATCCCCGGCCAATGTGTCCAGTTGAACACCTACCATCTTCTGAAGCTCACCAGTTACATCGGTAATGCCGTCACGTAATTCACGAGCCGCTTCAGCGCCCTCCAAGAATCTGGAAAAGGCTGCGACGCTCCGCTTATCGGTCAACTCAAGCATCTCTCCAAGCGGTACGCCTTGCATTTCAAGCTCAACTAATCCATCAATCAGATCATCAAAATTACCAACCGATCTGCCAAGTGATTTAGCAAGTGCGCCGTTTGAATCGGCAAGATTCAGTAATATGTTTCTTGTGGCTGTTGCTGCTTTGTTTGCCTCAAATCCGGCAGTAGCTAATTCGCCTGTTAGCGCTACAACATCCTCCAATTTAAACCCATACGCTTTAGCGACAGGCCCAACAGTTGATAGGATTGTATCAAAATGCTCAAAGGTTAGTCCTGATTTGGTAGTGGCAACGGCTAATGACGCAACAGTGGCCTCAGTTTCAGCGGCATTCAATCCAAACACTCGTAGTGCGGCGCCTGCCGTCTTAGCGGCGTCGGCAAGGTTTGCGCCTGTCGCTGTGGCAAATGATAGAATAGCCGGGGTTGATTTATTAATTTCTTTAGAAGTGAACCCTAACTTTGCTAGTTCTATTTGCAAGGAAGTTACCTGTGTGGCCGTCCATTGCGTTGTCGATCCAAGCTGTTTAGCTGCTTTGGTTAGACCTTCAGTTTCTTTCCTTGTCTGTCCAAGTACTGAGGCGAGTTTAGCAGATGACGAATCAAAGTTTTTAATTATGTCAACTGATTTTCTGACAGCACGGATAAAGCCCCTGAACACGGTAGATGCGGCATTAGCTATAAGATTACCAAGCGCATTGAATTTGAATTGGAATGACTTAATGGCTATGCCCCAACGGTTTGTTGATTTTCGCGTAGTATCTTGAGACCTGGCTAAATTCCTATTCGCTTGCGCCGCCTGCTTCTTTTTCTCATTTATTTTCGCGTACTCCCTCCCGGCTTTGGATTGTTCAAATACTAAGGCTTTAGTTGCGCTCTGAAGCTTCTTTTCTTCCGCTGTTAGCTTTGTTGTTGCATCTGTTGTTTTCTTTGCCGCCTTCGCAACTTCATTGAATGTTTTGGCGGCTGATATGCCTTTGGAGACCTCCTTGGCTTGTTTGGCTAATTTGTTGAACGTGGTTAATAATTCTTTTAGCTCTTTGTCAGCCTGGTTTAATGCCTGAAAAAAGGAATCATCAAATATATCGCCTTTACTTAGCTTGCTCCCTGGCATTTTTGTAGTTTTTATAAATGTTCGCGAACTTCTTAACGCTCATTGTTTGCTCATTGAATTGATAGCCTTGGAATTTTTCAAGTGTGGCAATCAATCCATCAAAATCATCTTTTCCAGTTTCTTCCGTATCTTGTTTAGATTCATTGTCAATAATACTAATCTTATTTTTCAACCGCATTAATTTGGTGTATGCCTTTTCAAATGTTTCTTTTAGGTTATCTGGATCGATCATATACCCGTACACCTTCGCGGCTTCGATAGTTTCTTTAACAGGACAAAGCTGAACGACACGTAAAATGGTTGTTCCTATTTGATAATTCAGCCGCATTAACATCAATCGTTTATGTTTTACTAGCCAAAGATCAGCACTATTTCCGCCGACTATTTCAGAGAACTCAGAATAAATGCCATACCATGCGTTCGACAGTTCTTCAGTGTCGCAATCAGGCAATTCATCATAATCATTTAGGATTAGCAGAAACTTTACGTTTCCGGTTTCCACTACCTTTTTGAATTGCCATAGATTTACCAGGCTTATATTCTCGGAAAATTTTAACTCCTTCTCGTTTTGCTTGCTCATAATCCACACCTATAAAGTACGGGCCATAATCTTTATGCTCCTTTTTGACGACTGCAATTGTTCTGTTTCTCAACCCCGCCTCTTGGCTTGCTAAAACTGAGGCGTGTTCAATGTTCTGTAATCGTTCGTATTTTAGTTTTTCACAGCAACTCATTTCTGAAAAGTTTTATAAATGTGTGAGCAATATCGGGCGTTATCTCTGTCGCCTCCTCAAATGACAATCCAAAAAGCCCTTCGCCATACTTGTCAACTAAATGGTTTCTTTTTTCGTCTGTCGAATCAAAGAAGAACGCGCCGCCCTGGTATTTTAAAATGAACCCTTCAGTAAAATCGCCCTCCAATATTAGGTCCGGTTTACCAAAAGGCGCCTGCGAACCCATTGCGATTTTCATTTGCGCGTAATCATCTGATGCGTATTCCTCTAAAAAATCACCAAACGAATCTTTTCCTTTTCTTAATTGGGCGATATTCGAATCAAGAATCAATTCTTTATTTTCCAATATCGCCCTTTTAAAAATGGTAGTTGAGTTCGCCTTGCGAATAGCTTTGCGCCATTTTCCAACTACCTGTTTCATTTAGGAAATGGTAAACGAATCAGCGGTTCCGCCTTCATATCCGCCGGTTGTTTGCGCGGCCGGCGTTTTCAGGTTGACTGAATACGTGTCGTCCGGCAATACGGGCGTTGTGAATGAGAACGTGTATGTTCCATCGGCGTTATCTGTTACGCCCGCGCCTGGTAACATCTCTGTTGATCCATCGCTAGCCAGAATAGTAAAATCGCCAACGACCAATCCGGTTAATGCTTCGCCATCACAATCACGGGCAACGGAAACAACAACTGATCCGGCAGCTGAACTGTCAACGGTAACGGTAACATCAACCACCCCGGTCAATGTCAGCGGGTCCCAATCAAGAACAGGAACAGCGGGATAATCAGCCATCTCGGACGTATTTTTGAACTGATAGTCTAATTCAACCATTCGTTTAGTTGTTCCATCTGTGCCCTTGAGCATTGAAACATGAAACTCTGAGAGTTTGAACCCTTTGAACTTAACACCATCGGGCGAAGTTCCGAAGATTTGACCATCGCCGGTAACGATAAACGCGCGGCCTTGCACTTCATTAAAGGTTCTGAGGTCTGCCAAATTACATAGCGCAACTTGCATCAACCCTTTACCGCCGTACTTTCCTTCACGAACAAACAGGGAGACGCCTGTCGGCAGATCCTGTTTTACGTTATCCTCAATAGCCGGTTCAACGGAATCGAAGAGTGGAAAGGGGTATATGGTCCCTGCATTAATCGCGCTTTCATAATTGGCTTCTAATATGGCCGCTGCTTCAGTAGCAAATTCGAAGCTTTCGGTAGTCCATATTAACATCGCATCGAATCCCAGGTTATCCAAACAATTAGATAGTCCGGTATTTCCGAGCGTTGCTACACAATTTTTAGCGTTATACATAGCTTTTATTTTTTACAGTTTTGTCTCAATCGTAGGTTTAAATGTAGATTTTGAACTTCAATCGCATCGATACTATCATTGAAAATATTCCCTTCATTACTGTATAGTCCTGATCGGCCCCAATACAAACGATCAATTTTAGTATGCGGGACCAGTCCGGGGTCAACGTTGTGGAACCATTTACATTTCACGATATGCTTGATCAAAAGATCATATAAAGGATATAAAACAGTTCTGAACGTATTATCATAGCGGCTTTCGGCCGTATAATCTGGCTTAGTATTTACCGCAATGATCATATTCAGGTTTTCAACAGATGAGCGAACGGCCTGATGTTCGCCCATTGTTTCGTCAAAGTCCTGAAATAGCGCAATCAAAGGATATTTATTATATTTCTGAACATCGTGCTTGTCCTTCATGGATAGCGTGTTGATGATTTCAAGCGGATGGCCATACATATAAAATGGCTCATCCGTATCGAGTTCGGCCGGCTTATCCGCATCAGCGCGAACATCCGTTATAATCTCATCAAAAACATCTATCCAATAAGGCGCGCTCATATTCCAAAAGTATTTGTATGTTTCAGAACGGTGAACAGCAATTTGTCAAAACCGTTCGTTGCATCATCTTCGAATTTGTCCAGAAAATTGTAGCAAGTAGGATTTATCTGATCATCGGAAGGCCCGCCGCGCAAATCAATGAAACGATTCCAAGCGCTAACCATCTTTTCAGATGCTGAAGTCTTGGCCGCGTTTTCAGCGTTTTGCAGCAGCTCTCCAATTCCTGAAGTATGTGAAATATGGAACTTCAGGTAATGATAATAAATATAGAAAGCCAACAGCGATAAAAATTCGCTGTTGATCAATCCATTCCATTTAACCAAATAAGTATCGCCAATATAATCGATTTCGTATTCATGTCCATTTACAAACCAGTCCCATTTCGTTGTAAATACTTGCGGGACGGCATCAATTTCCGCTTTTAGATCCTTATACAAGGTATATCCTAAAAGTTCAATCAATGCTTCGCGTTCATACTTTACAATATATGGACTAATATCAGCCAAATCGCCTTCCAAAACTTGCGCCGGAAGTGAAATTTCACCGATGAAATACGTTTTATCGATCAGGTTTGCCATAATGCCCTATTTTGTAGCCTTGCCGGTTGCGTCCGGGTCAGCTTTATCCTGCTTTGGTTCAACGATTTTACCAACTTTTCGAACATCCTGAAGGGACCGAGCGCGTGAACGCCTCATCCCTTCGAAAGTATGCCCTTTGGGATATACGCCCCACGCCTTTGTCAGTTTAACATCTACTCTTTTTGCCATGATTGAAACGGTTTTTAATTATCTTACTTTATCAATAAACCGACCGCGCATATCAGTTAGTTGCGCTTTGGCCGTTCCGCTTTCAGTAGATTGCACCCGAACATAGGGCCAGGCAACGCCGGTCGAAACATCAGTGTATATAATAGTTGTATCACTGGCCGTGCCGGTCCAATTAACTGTTGTTATTGTGGTCCAATTCACATTATCAAGCGAACCCGCCAAAACAACAGCTTCCGTTGGGGTCCCCGAAATCGAATCAAGCGTCACCGTAATGCTGTATAACTGAATCGCCTGCTTAGCTCCGATACCGATTGTTTTTGAAAGGGTTGTTGAATTGTTTGAAAGTGTGTCCCCCGCATCTAATGCGATGTTGAAGTTTGTTCCGTTTCTGGAAACAATAGCATCTTGCGCCTGAACGTTAAAAGCGAACAGCGCGATAATTCCGATTAAAAATATAATTCGTTTTTCCATGTTTTCTACAATTAAGCGGTTATATCAGAAATGCGTTGGTCGACGTCTGTAACCTTATAAAAGGCGGTTGCATCGGCTGTTTTCAGCAATAGGTTCCCGCGCTTGCGACCTTTCAGAGTAATTAAATCCTTTGAAAAATCATCAGCATCAAGCCCAAACTCAAGGTTAATCCCCTCAACGTCATAATATCTAACGTGGCGGGCATCGCCGATTGCTAAGGTGTTGGCTGTAACAGCGGCAGAAGGAACGATAACGGTTCCGGCCACTTGGTTTCCATCACGGGAAACGAAAGGCGGAATAATGTAATTTCCGTTTGCATCTTTAATCATGCGGCCTTTCAGTATATCGCGCGGATTAGCGAAAACAACGTTTGCATCATATTTAGATTCTTTGCCATTTGCGATGTATGTTGCAAGTGTGGCAATCAAATCATAAATATTTGCATCGTCAACCTTATCAACGGTTGCCCCTACTGCGAGCGCTTGCGTGAAGTCAGTTGCGTATGCGGCATAGATACCGGCCCAATTTGGCGCGGCGTCATTACCTTGCCACATTTGCGTATCAATAGCCAATCGCATATTATTCTGAATGAACATCATCACTTCAGCGGTTAAGCCGTCAACGTCCAACATTGCCTCGTGGGTCAGAGGGATAGAGTCGAGAATCTTCTCCATTGCAATCGACCTACGGGTCCATGCGATAGCAGACTCAGGAGCGGCAGCGGCCTCGTTACGAGTGGCAGCGTTCCTGGTGGTGGTGGTTCGGTCAGTATAATAAACCGTTCCATGATGGTTTCCGGCCAGTGCAAAACGGGTGAAATACTGCTCAAACACTAATCCGCGATGCGCGGGCGCATTGAATCCGGGTACATCAAACCCTTGATTGTCCCCGGAAATTGACCCGGAAGTAACATTGGTTTTAAGGTTCATTTCAAATTTGGATTTGCCTTCAGATTGCGCCGCTTGCAGATTCACAAATTCGTTTTTAAACTGGTCCGCCAGAGAGATAACTTTGGTTTCACTTTCGGCCTTTTGAGCCTTTTTGATTTCGACCATCATTTCTTCAACTTTGGTGTCAATCAACTTGTTCACTTCTTCGATATCTTCCGATTTCGCGAAGGCTTCAAGTTCTGTTTTCAGTTGGGTTTCAGTTAAAAGGCCGGCTTTCATTTCATCAGCCTTTTCGCTAAACAGTTCGGTCATACTTGTTCCGATCTGCTTTTCCAACAATTTGAATTGCTTTTCGTCCATCTTGTTTAAAATTAGAGATTAATATTGGTGATCGCTGAAGTTACATCGAAAGTGGATTTTCCAGACGGCGGCGGCGCGGTTTCGCGTGTCGTGTCTTTTAACTCCGGCTCCGGATTATAAAGCTCATAGATCATTTGTTTAATTTGTTTTTCTTGTAATATCATTGTTTCCTTATCACTGCCGGAGCGCATTGCTGTGTGTAGCGCATCCAGTTTAGTTATAAGGTTATTGTACTGAACATTCTTATTATCTGATTTCACTCCCAGAAATGGGGTAAGCCTGTTAGCTCCGAACCCATCAAGGGAGGAATATTCAAATAGTTTTATTTCAGGGACCGCCCACATAAAGCCGGCGGCAATAGCATCATCTGGATTGATTAGTTTTTTCAAAATATCATCCCACATTGCCGATTCAGGCTCCAGGTATGTTAATGTAACATAGTTGAATCCAATCGAATGCTGATCAATCAGCCCTTCATTGTACTTGATCAATGTTTCTTCGCCATCGGTTGTTTCACTCATCCATGAATTGCCGTGTAAAACCTCCATTCCGTTCATGGTGGTTTCTTCGATCATGTCCGGCCGCGCTATGCCTTTGGATAAATTATGGTTTGAAAGATGCTTTATTTTTCCAGGCATTGAAGATTTTGGCCCGCGTTCCTGAATAGATTTCGCCGAACAGCCTGATAAAAGAACATCGCCGTATGTATCATACCAGTAATATGTATTTGCTATCAGGTCAACGGTTCGCCTGGATGAATCAACCTCCGCTTTATGCGACTGTACTTGGTCCGATTTGACCGCAAAAGGCATATCTAAAAACGTTTTCTTATCTAGTTTTATCATGGCAAGAATTTTTTAAATGTTTCAGCCGCATCAGATTCATTGATAAGCCCACTTTCTTTAGCCTTTGCTAATCCGGTTGCCGCCCAATTGATTGATTTACTTGCGCGTTCCTTATCGATTTGTAGAACAGAAATATGCGACCAATCAGATTTCAGTCGCTTATCTATTCCCATCCAATTGGCTAATCCCTGCAACCATTCATCCGCCTCTGGTATAATAGCTTCCTGATAAAGCTGCACTAATGCTTTTTGTTTATTTTCGTACGTTGAACCTGTTTGCAGTATTTCAGGCGGGAATGAATGCGCGCCTGCAATGGTCCTGAAATCGTGATCAACTTCATCAAACAACTTTAGTTTCCCAACATCAACGGCCATCGATTGCCATTTCAATGCGGCGTTGGTTAGTATGACTTGCCATTTCTGTTTTGTCAAACCATACTCTTCTTTCATATCCGTTTGCAATTGCGCTTTATCTTTCGGAGCCATTGCAACGGTTCCTTGCCCGTCTGTTGTTTCATTGGAAAGGATGCCTAAAGCCGCGTTATATATCAAGATGCCGCGCGCCTCGTATGCGTGTTGTATATTCTCACACGCCTGCACTAATGGCCTTAACTTTGAATCTCCAAGTAGTATTTTATTGTTGTCAAATTGAACTTGATTATCATTGTAATGAATGATTTCATCCGGGATGTACTCCAGTGTTCCGCCGTTGTACTGAAATTCGTAACTCTTTATGAGTTCTTCAATTTCAGTCATATTGAAAGGAATCAACTGATTGGTTGCCGGAACAACTTTCGCGTTCATCGGGGGAAGGTTCCATAATGCACGGACTGCCTTTTTATCATTGCCAAATACCGGATGAATGAACCCGTTCCCCATTATCGCCCGCAAAACATAATATTGCGTTGCAAATTCCTTGAAGTTCTGTAATGGGTTTGGATTGTGGAATAAATCAAGTTGCGGGAGATTATATTCCTTGTTATCGTCATCAACCGCAATCACTTGCATACCGGCAAAGATTCTGGCCTTATAGTTGATAACTGCCTGAAGTTCAGGCACAGAAAGATATAAGTTAAGAAACTTTTTCTGATTAGCGTTCAGGCCATCGGAAATGTATGCGTTCATCCATTCTAATGGGATAAACGTTGGAGTCATTACTATTTCCTGGCTTTTCTTTGCCTTCCGGCCGAAAGAAAAATTGATTGCCATTTGCAAATATTTTCATGCAATTTACAATTCATTTCCTTCAATGTCAACTATATTTATTAAGAATAAATAAGAATAGGCTATTTAAATAGAAAATCGCGGCGGGCCATGTAGCTCATTCCGGCCAATGAATCCGGAGCATCATCATGTTTTGCGCCTGTTTTTAATAGCTTGTACACTTGTAGGATAAAACGGTCGTATTTCCTACCGCCTGCTTCAGGCACGTCACCACTAATTGATCGAGCATTGAATTGTAATTATCAATGAACTCTTTTGGTAACCCCACGCTAGTGCTAAGATGGGATTTCTGCACTATAAACTTCAGTACACCTATTGAGATAACCTCATCACGCCATGAAGTTGTAATGCTTCTGCACGTTTTGTAAATCTTGTCGAGGTGCTTATGGATTAGCTTTTCTGCTTTCTTGTTTGCGTTCATTTGGTTGTTTTGTTAATTATTAATTCCCTCCCTCCAACAATAGACAATCCGCCTTGTGGAAACATCGGTTCACATTTCTGTTCGTCAAATATTTTAGAGCCAACTAGTAATAATGGCCTACCTCGCTTTATTGGTTGCGCTTTCACTGCATTAATTTGCGCTTG